CGGGAAATATTGCCGGCGCCCTCGGACAGCAGGAACTCGCCTGCGTGCATCGATTCGACTTTCATGCTCTTGCTCCTTTCGAGGTTCCATTCTGAGCCGCCTGACGGGAGGACCAGATTGCGTGGGTATCGACCTGTTTGGCCTTGATCGGGGTTACGGGGCCATTGTCCAGCGGCAGGCTGTTGTTGATCTCAAAGCCGCCACCGCTGCCAACCAACTTGTCGAAAAGACGCGCGCGCACTGAGGCTTCGTCCAGACCGGCCGTGATGAACTCGCCGGTCAGCTCGGGCAATCGGGCAGCGACACAGAGGCTGTGTAACGCCTTCGCGTTCGTCAGTGCCGCCTGGATCACCGCTTCGCTCTCAAGCTTGGTAGCGGCCAACAGGGGCTCAACCAGATTGCTGATGCCTGCCGCCGCGCAACCTTGCGTGACCATCAGGGCGAGCTTTGCCGCATCCAACACCGGCGCGGGTTCGGGCTCTAGCGGCTCGACTTCTGGCTCTGCATCCAACTGGGCGAGTAACTCGGCCGGGGCATGCTGGAAACGCTGCAGCACGCTACCCTGTCCGAGGCAGGCGCTGACCTTCAGGCCATCACCCACTTCATCGGCCAGGCCCAGCACCACCGCCTCATTGGCGGTGAGCCAGGTTTCGGCGTTCACCATGCGTCGAAGCTCCGCTTCATCGATATCCGGTGCTTTGGCTTTGTAGGCCGCGATAATCGCTTCCAGGGTCTGGTCCAGCACATCGGCGACGCGGCGGAAGTCTTCGGCATCGCCACCGGTAAAGGTGTAGGGGTTGTGGATCATCAGCATGGCATTGGCCGCGATTACCACCCGGTGAGCGCCGCACACCGCGACACTGGCCGCGCTGGCCGCCAAGGCATCAACACGGCCGGTGCAACGCTCGCCAAGGCGCGACAGCGCGTTGTGGATCGCCAGGCCGTCGAACAGGTCACCGCCGATGCTGTTGAACGCAACAATCACCGGCGACACGCCGTCATCCATGGCGCGCAGATCCTGCACGAACTGGTTGGCGGTAACGCCCCAGGCGCCGATCTCGCCGTACACGAAGATCTCGATGCTACGTTGCTCGGCTTCGCCGCTGGCCTGGAAGGTATACCAGCTCTTATCGGCCACCGAGACCTGCTTGCCGGCCTTGTCATACACGCGAGGTTTGTTTTTTTTGCTCATGGTTGTTCCTTGTCATCGATCACTTCGATGGCTTCAAGAGTCGAGTAGTTGAGGCCCAGGTCAGTGGCCCTGACGAGATCAGCGGCGTTTTCCGTGTCGACCGTTTCGGCGTCGTAGCCGGTTCGCAGCACCATCTCGCTACGTGAGGCAAAGCCCGCCTGCACTTCCATCCGCCGCGCCTGTACGTCTTGCACCGGCTGGATGTAAGCCCAACCCTGCGGTACCCACCGTGTGCGCAGGTATTCGCGCCGGCGTTGTGCGTAGTCCTCCAGCACCAGGGCACCGGACAACACCGCCATGTCCATCCACGCAGCGCGCACCGGGCGACACAGTTGATGCACATACACGCCGAATTGCAGTTGCTCCAGGCGCCGCCGGAACTCGTTAAGCACCACCCGCAGCGCCCGGTCGTTGACCTCCCGCATATCGCCGGTGAGGATCTCGTAAGGCGTGCCCGACCCTGCCGCTGCAGCCATCAGTTGCTGACGCATGAAGTCCGGGTAGTTGTTGCCGGCGTCCGGTGGTTTGGAAAACTCCACCTCTTCACCCGGGCCCAGCTCCTGCATGGTGCCGGGCTCCAGGGCGACCATCGGCGTGAAGCCGTCGCGGTCGCTGGTCAGTAGCTGCCCCGTCACAGGGTCGCGGGGTTGTTGCCCCATCTCCGGCGATGGCCGTTTGATGAAACCGGCGAACAGGTTTGCCACTTCCTGGCGGAACAGCACCGCGTCGTCGTAGTTGTCCAAGCTGCGCAGGCGCTTCAACACAGGGGCCAGGCGCGGCACGCCGCGCAATTGCCCTGGCTCCATCGGTTCAAAGATATGCAGCACCTGCGTCGCCGGTACGCGCACCAACTGGTTGTAGCCGGCATTCAATGACGATGCATCGCGCGGGTGCGAGCGGTACATCCAATACGCCACACGCTTGCCGGCCGGATTGAACTCAATCCCGGCGCGGATGACGTTGCCGTTTTTGGCCGTCTCGAACTTGTCGTGGGGGACAAACTCAGGGGCCAGCGCCTGCAACTGCAGTGGTACCGCCAAACCTTCGCTCGGATTGCGCGGCCGGAGGCGCACAAAGCACTCACCCGCCGTCTCAACGGTGCGTGCCACCAGCGCCTGCATGCCGTAGAAGTCGGTCAGCTCATCAGCGTCCGCCTCATCCACCCAGTCGTCCCATAGCTGCTGTTTCAGCTTGCGCAGAGCTGCGTCGTCCGTGGTCGGCCTCGGCGTGATTCCCGTGCCGATCAGGTTGCTGACGCGCTTGTCGATGACGTTGAAGGCATACGGGTCATTGCGCACCGCCGCCCGCGAGCGAGCCCGCAGGTTGCGCAGTGCCGGAGTGTTGATGCTGTTGATACCGTTATCGGTGGCTTCCCAACTGGCCGAACGACGGCCCTCCCCGGCGCCTTCGTAACTGGCCTTGATGTTCGACGGCAGCAAGAATCCGTTACGGGTCAGCGTCGGATAATGTCGGGCCATTAGAGTCCCTTGCCTCCATGCATTAGCCGGACCAAGCGAGAGCGCGGCCCGGCGGCGTTGGTCAGCGACGTGCGGATCTCGTCGCGAGCCTTGAGTAGTTCGTCGATGGAGCGGTATTCCACCGTGCGGTCGCTGTAGCGCACGGTCTTTTCACCGCGTGCGATGGCGCGCTCGATGGCTTCGAGGTGCTTGGGGGTAAACGACATATCAGCGTCTCTTCAGGTAACCGCTGGTGGAACTGCGGCGTTGTGGGGGTGCAGCGGGTCGCAGCTGGGCGACCGGGGCAATGGGCTGTGGCGCCACTTGAGGTGTAGCGGAAGCCTGCTCGGCGACCGTGACACGTTCGGCGGTGACCACCTTTTCATCGAACAAGCCGGCCTGGGCCAGCGAGTTACGCACCCGGTCCCAGTCGTGTTCCTGATACCGATTGATGCCGAGGTAATGCGCCATCGCCAGGCAATACACCATCAGGTCGAGCGCTTCGTTGCGTTCGGCCTTGCCCTTGATCCACTCGATACGCTTGTGGCCCCGCACATACTTGGCGACCTTGCGCTCGGCTACGCACTGGGCAAAGAATTCGTCCGGCAGATCATTGGCAAAGTGCAGCGCGCCGGGCCCGGACTCGAACGGGTAGCGGTTATAGATCCAGTCCTTGGCGGTGTCGGTGCCGACAAACCACAGCTCGGCGCCGCCGCGTTCGGTCTGGCCCTTCCAGGTCACATCAACCATGGACGGCCGCTGAGCGATCACCGGCTTACCGGGTTTGCTCGCGCCCTTGATGGCGAAGATGTTGCGCCAGCGCCGTACGCGGCAGAACTGGTAGACCTCGTCGGTATGGTGACCGCCTGAGTCGACGGCGACCGCGAGAATGCCCAAGCCGACGCCGCAGGGATGCCTGTACCGCTCTTTCAGCAATTCATCCAACACAGCCCAGGTGCGTTCGTCCGAAGGGTCGCCCGCGATCACCCTGTGGTCGATGACCCAGCGCTCCATGCCAACGCCCCAGCCCATTGCCATGAACTCCAGACGATCGGCCTGTACGTCCACAGCGCCCGTGATCATCATCACGGCGGCCGGCATCGCACCTAGGGAGAACCCTTCCCGGCGCGCCCGCTCGATCAGCACCGATGCCTTGGTTTGCTCTTGCGCGCTGTCCCACACCTTAGCCAGACGGGTGTTGTAGAACACCTGCATGGGTTCAAGGTCGCCCTTGGCCTGAGCCTTTTTCGCCTTCTCGAATTGCTTCGCCAGTGACTTCCAGCCGGTCCAACCCAACGGTGAATACAGCGCGTTGAGGTGGAAGCCGACCGTCTCGCCATCGCCCTTGGCATGGGCGCGCCACTCACCACGGGCAAGCATGTCGCCCTTGTGGTGTTCTTCGATCAGCACGTCGCAGTCAGGCCCGGCACATTCGTAATGCACAACGCTGAAGTCCTGGGAGTAATGCAGCCGCTCCCACTCCAGGGTTTGCATGTGCCCGCAGGTCGGGCACGGCACGTAGTAGTAACGCTGGTCGCTGCCCTCGAACAGATCGTCGATACGCGATGCGCCCTTGATCGTCGGCGAGCTGGAGAAGTAGAACTTGGCATTGCGGCCAAAGGTACTGCCCCGCGTTTCAGCCAGCTCGATAGGGTCGCCCTCTTCGCCTACATCGACTTCCCAGCGGTCGATCTCACCGCCGTAAACGTAGCGCGCAGACAGCTCGGCCAAGTTGGCCGCAGAGCCGGCGGTGGTGACATACAGCGAACCGCCTTCAAACTCCTTGGTGTCCATGGTGTTGCGCGAATCCCGCGAGCGGCTCGCCGCCACACGTTCACGCAGCACCGGGGTGGCCTTGATGGTCTTGCCGATCCGTGACGACACCCGCTTTGCTAAGCCCAAGCTTGGCAAAAGCGTGAGAATGTTAGACGGTGCCATATGGATTAATCCGCCGATCCAGTTCAAGGCAATCTGCGTTTTCATCAACTGTGACGCCACCATGGTGACAACACGCTTACACCGATGCGATGGAGATAAACATCGCATCGGCTCGCGAGCATAGGGCGTACGCGAGGTGCGATATTGACCAGGTTCCGCTGCACCCGTGTCACGCGGAATACGCATGTATTCATCGGCCCATTCATCGACCCAAAGCGCGGGCTCAGGACGGAGCCCACGGAAATACGCCTCGCGGTACACCTCTGCACCGTTGGCATATTCAAAGAGCATAGGTTTAACTCGTAGTTGTTACGGCATGGATAAAATCTTGAGTACCGATACGCTCTGCATCCTCAAGCGCACGACGCAGCTCATTCATCAGATGCTTTTCGATATCCCAGGTATCAGTCATTGCGGATAGTTCAGGCGCTAGCTTGGGTGGGAGACTTAGCAAAAGATCGCGAACTATTCGTCCCGAAGCAAAGGCTGCCTCATCAACAACTGATCGCTCAACCAGCTCACCATTAGCATGCCGCACTTCGGCTTCTGCCTTTTCGGCTTGTGCCAGCGCAAGCCGTGTCCGCGCTTTTTGATAGTCCGGCGCAGCCGTGGGAAGCGAGCCGGTGGAGGTGTGCGGAAATGCGGGTTCACGCTC